TGTGCGGCGTCCTCGGGGAGCCGGTCAGCCGGCAGGCGAGGGATCTCGCGTTGAACTTGCAGATGGAGAGCGTCGTCACCGGCTCACCTCGCCCCACCAGCGCTGCCAGCCTCTGAGCTGGTCGATGTACTCGCGGCATTGCTCATAGTTGCCGGCGACGGTTTCGAGGGCGGCAGCGTCCGCAACGGGGTCGGCGTCACCAGCAGCCACGCGGGCGGTGTCGGCGGGCTCGCCCGTGGCGGCAGCGTCGTGGAGCAGGCGCCAAGCAGGATCGAGAGTGCAGCGGCGATCAGCAGGGAGTTGCGCATAGCGGACGACCTCTTTCGTGATGACGCGGTTCTTCGGAATGCGCTTTGCGCGCTCGGCTTCCAGATCCGCCGCGAGCGCATCGACCCTACCCTGGCGCTCGGCGATCTCGGCGGCGTAGGCCAGCGCCTGATCGAGCTTGGCGCCATCTTCGGCGCGGCGGCCCATGTGGTAGGCCGTCAGGTGCGAGGCCGTCAGCACGGCGGCGAGCAGCAGGGCTGCGATCTGGTTCATTGCAGCCCCATCGCACGCAGGGCCGTGCGCTGCCAGGCAAAGGCGATACGCAGGTTCGTGAGCCAGACGGTCTCGATCGCCTCGGACCAGCGGCAGGCATCGTTGATCGGGCGGGCGTGCGTTGCGCGCCACGCGGCCATGTCAGTAATCTTTGCGTTCATTTCGCACCTCCGTATGCGTGCGTGGGGCTTTCCAGCGGCAGCCCTCGACCATCGGCTGGTTCTTCGCGCACTGGTGCGTCCAGGCCGGGTAGAGGTACTGCGATTGCTTGTGCGCGCACGTGCGGCAGCACATCGGGAGCTCGTCGGTCATGGCTGCGCCTCCAGGCATCTGCGCTGGCGGTCCTGCGAGCGCGTCCAGACGCCGTAGCACACCCGGTTGCCGGGGGTTGCACAATCGAAACGCCAGCGCGTTGGCTTGCCAGCGGCATCGTATTGGCTCACCTCATAGCCTGCGATCGGCGTCCTCGAGGTCATGTAGCGGTAGCTCAGATAGCCAGCGCACGCTTCTTTGTACCGCCGCTCGTTTGTAAGCTTGACGATGCTCGACCCGCAGGTAGTAGGGACGCCGTATTGGTACGCGAAGTCGACCAAGGTGTCGTATTCGCCCTGGGTCATCGGAGCAGTCACGCACTTCTTCAGACCTGCCTCGTCGCGGGCGATATGGGCGTAGCTGCGCGCGACGGCCTTGGGTGGGGTGATCGTGTCACCCATACGGACGGGCGATCCGTCGTCCCGGAAGGTGCTGCCAAAACCCACGGTCGGGCGATCGCCCGCCACCGGGATGATCGCGCGCTCCGAGTAGCCCTCGTGCGCAAGCAGGCCCACCAACGCTGCGGCCGACAGCGACAGCGCGCCGATCATCGTGCGCGGATGCTTCACTGCCCGCCCCGCACTTCCTTGACGATCTGCCAGATCTTGTGGCCGATCATCAGACTGGTGTAGATCAGCGTCGCCCACAGGACGAGCTCGGAGACCTGCACCCCGGCGACAGACGCAATCGAGACGGTCGCCGGGGGGCCAACCTTTGCGGCGATTCCGCCGACGGTCTCGGCGGCGGTTTGGGTGGTATTACTCATGGGCGGCGGTCCTTTCGTCGTCGTCATGGGGTGTCGCGGTACTGCCTCGGCAGATGCCGGCGCAGCAGTTCGGAGAGGTGCGCCTGTTCGCAGTGATCCGGCTCCCAGAAGAACAGCGCGTCGATCACGCGGCGCGGCCAATGCCGGCCACGGTCGCGGGATAGGCGGTAGGCGCGGGCGGAGAGCGTCTCGTCTGCGTGGCCGGCGAGTAGCGTGTTGGCGAGCTGGTCGAGGGCGATGAGGACTTGTTTCATGGCGACCCACCCTCTGCGGCCTCTGGATCGGCGCACAGCGACAGCCCAAGCTGCGCGATGCGTGCAAGTGGGTCGCCTTCGGTGATGTCGATTCCGGCAAACAGCGCCTGCGCGTCAGCCCGCGTCGGCATGGGCACGTAGTCATCAGGCAGCGCAGCGAGCACGGCTTCGGGATGACCGGGGATGCGCTGCGCTTCCGTGTCTTCCGTCGCCGGCATGTCGAGCGGCAGGATGGCGGCGAAGGGTTCTGCGATCAGGCCGGCGCTGATGTAGTGAGTGGCGGGATAGAGGCCGGAAGCCGAGAGCGCAGTCGAGAACATGCCCTTGCCTGCTGGGCCTGCGATGGCTGCACATAGGCTGCGGGCGAGTTCGACTTGGGCGGCATCAACGATGATGGTGCGGTGTGTCCACATAGTCAGTACGCCCCCGTCTTGTCGTTGATCCACGCCTCGGCTTGCTCGATGGTGTTGATTGGCAGATTTGAGCCGAAGCGGACGATCAGGGAATAGAGGTGGCCGTTGAATGGGAGCGACGTGCCTCCACGACGACCGATGTAGAGTGGGTAATTGCCGTAGTTGCCGGTGCCTTGGTCTGTGGTGCTGATTACTGCTTGAGCACCGTTGAAGCGCAGGATGCATTTGTCGCCGGAGATGTCGCCTATGCCGGAAGCAATCAACGTCTTCGGTGAAGCAAAACTATTTGACGTTGTTCCAGCTACTGAAAGTACGCTACCACGGGAAATGAAACCAAAATACCGCTTCGAATACAAATCACTGGTCAATATTTCAAAATGTCCGTTGTTACCCCCACCAGGGTCAGTGACCGACCCGCATAAAGAGGCGGCAGATCCAGCAGGATCACTCAACTTCCGCACCCCAGCGAATACCTGCACCTTGTCAACCCCCGGCGTAATCGTCGGCGTGACAAGAAGGTCATCTACGCCATCGAAGTAGAGGTAATGCTTGCCGTTGCCGTCCTGCCTGAGCACCGGCCGACTTGTTGCGGTGGTCTGCGTCGCATGAAAGCCGCGCCCCGACTTGTCGAGAATGCGTCCCACCGGCTGCTCGACGGCGGTAACTGGGACAGTGCCGGCGGCGTCCTGAAACATCGTGCTGAAGTCGCTCGGGTCAAGCCAGACGCCAGGCTCGTTGTTGGCAAATAGGGAAGCGGGGGAGAATGCGGGGGGGGATGCGGCTCTGATGGCCGCGGTGATTTTGGTGAATCCAAACCCGAAGCCAAACGACATGATCAGAACACCCGAACGAAATCGGTAGCAGTGGTGTCGGTCGAGTATACGCGGCACACCCGCACTGGAATGACGCCGCCGGCCTGGATGCCGACAAAGGTGACCGCGGTACCCTGCGCGGTGTTCACCTTGACGTTACCAGCACCGCCGACGTAGATGACCGAAGGTTCGAACGTCGTGGTGTCGCTGGGTGTGACCGCTGCGGCGTCCTCGGGGAACATCGGATAACTGGGGCTGGGAGAAGTACGTGCCATGATTAGGAAAGCTCCTTCAGTTTGTACAGAGTGCGCAGGTAGAGTGCCACGATCTCGTCGACGATGTTTTCGAGTGCGGCGACGTCCTGCGCGATGTGCTCGCGGTGTTTGCTGATCCACACCACGTGCTCGCCCAGCAGTGCGACGCATGGCTTAGTTTGCCGCGCGCCGAGTTCTACCTTACCCACTTTGCCGAACGCACCCGAGTGCGCCTCGACCAGTGAGTCCAGAAGGTCAATCACTTCGTCGTAGAAGTCGCCCAGCGCCTGGTGCACCGCGTAGTTGCCGGTGTTCCAATGCTCGAGGTGTGCGACGTTGCGTGCTTCGAACACGCGGGCAATAAGGTCGTTGATCATCCTACGGTCCTCACCAATGCGTTGTCACCTTGCAGGCGCCGCTGAGCTTCATTGTTCACCGCGGCAGCGGCGCGATCGAACAGAGCCTGGAACTCCGCAATCCGTTCCGGACGTTTCAAGAATGGTTGCGCCTCCAGGAGCGTCGCGTACAGCAGCAGCTGCGGGGCGTATCGAGTGGTCCAATTGGTCTGGTCCGCCGAACTCAACGGCAGCGGGCGCTCGAAGTAGCAGATTTCGAAGGGGTAATCCGCGTCCGGTGTGCCGACCACCAGCAGATGCTCGTAGTCGTAGTCGCAATAGTATTCGGGCGCGGCGAGCCGGGCGGCAACCGGCCAATAGCTGCGACAGAATGTGTAGCCCCGCTGACGCAGGAACTCTACCCGGCCGTCGGCGGAATAGGACAGCGCCACGGTTTCTCGCCAACGGGCGGGCTTCGGAATCACCCCATTGCCCGCGAGGAACTGTCCAGTGGCATAGCGCACCTGCCCCAGGCCTTTCACCTCAGTGGCGATGCGATTCTCCGCCAGCATGATCATCCGTGGGATCTGGTTGGCGAACGGCTGGTCCGAACGCTCGGCGTAATTCTTGACGTCCTCCACCAGCGAGGAAAAGGTCATGCTTTCGACGGTCATCGTGTGTAGACCCCGATAGTGGGTGCAAAATAAACCGGGGCGCTGTCGGTTTCACCCCCCTCGACCTCAATGGTCATTTCCTGCCGCATGGCCTGAATCGCCGCCACCCGGTCGGGTTTCACCTCGGGGAGTTCAAACGCCAGCCGCAACGCCAGCTGCCAGCATACGGCTTCCAGCCAGCGGGAGGGGATCTCCAGCTCTTCGGTCAGTTCCCCAACGTCCTGGATCTGCCGGTGACGGAACACCAACAGGCGACGGGTGTCATCAGAGGGCACCGGCCACAGGGTCAGCTGGGGGACCCGCAGCTTCTCAAACCAATAGCAGGTGGGTCGTGTGGATGCCTGTGACTTGTTGGGCAGGTTGGCATAATCATCACGATTATAGGCGGACAGCGGAAAGTCCCGCCATCCACCATCGTCGGACGGAGTTTGCAGCAACACATTCAGCACGTCCAGCGTGCCAGCCGGTAGCGGGTAGGTGGCCCGCCCCGCTACCAGCGGCACAGGTTGCTGATCCACACACCAGAGGTTCAGCCCGCGATTGCTCAGGCTCATCATAAGCATGAACAAATCCTCGCGGGCCGTGTCCAACGTTTCGACGGTGGCCGACGCCGGGTTGATACCGCAGCGGCGCAGCGCCTTCTCGATAAGCCGAGAAGTCTTGATCACCGTCGTGGCGATAGTACCCGACGTGGCCATGGTCGATTAGTCCTTGGGCGAGTACAGGACGGTCAGGCGGTACTGCGCTTGCGTGGTGACGATGGTGCCGTTCGGGTCCGCGGTGATGACCACCGAGGTATTCGCTCCAACGTCGTCCATCGCCGCCGCCTGCGCCGTGGTGATGGCAGTGGTGGCACGACCGCCCGCGATCATGTCGGTCGAGGTCATGTACTGTTCACCCGCAGCGGTGGTACCAACCGTCACCGCGATGGCGGTAGCCGTACCCCCGCCCACCACCTCGTCAACCACGCCGTCGACCTTATAGTCAACGATCTGGCTGCCCGCCGGGATGATAATGGTCGCGCTGGAGGCGGAACCATCCGCATTCGTGGTGACGACCGCCGACTGCGAGAAGATCGCGTAGCCGACGTTCTGGTACTCGGAGGGGGTGCTACCGCTCTTGATAGCGCCTTGCATGTAGGTGGACATTCGAATCTCCTAGAAAACCTAGTTTATATTATCACGATGGACGTTAAGTGTCCATGCAAATACTCCCGAAGCTATTGACTTCGGGAGTATTCCTGGGGGTAGTCGCTGTTAGGCGCCAGCGTTGCCGTACAGACTGCGCCAGTCAGTCCAGCCGCTGCCGAAACGCATGGTCGCCTTGTAGCGGGTGGAGTCGGTTTCGAAGTCACCCTCCATACCCTTCTCCATCTTGCGGCGCCACAGCACCTTCAGACCGTTTTGGGCGTCCGTCTGGACGAACCACGCGGTGGCCGAGGTGAGACGCGACATAACCACGGCCGAGTCCATCAGCGAACTGGACGACTTGATGGGGTTCAGGTCGTTGTTGTTCGTGCCGGCACGCAGAACGCTCTTGAGCAGAACTTCCGCTTGCAGCATGTTGGACGGATGAACGATCAGCTTTTTCGGCGTGAGGCGGATTTTCTTGCCGCGCGAGTCTTGGGCTTGGCGGATCGTGATGATTGCCTGCTCCAGTGACGTTTGCGACAGCGCGGCCGAGGTCAGCACGTTGCTCTGCGTGCCGCCGATCACCGGGTGACTGGCCGAGACCAGCGCCGCCGCATCACCCCCGGTGTACGAGCTGTTGAAAGCACGGTTCAGGTGGTTGGCGGTGACGGTTTCGAGCGTCTCGTTCATCGACTGAGCAAGATGCTTCGAGTAGGTCGAGCCGATGCGGATGTGGTCGCCGTCCTCGACGAGCACCTTGGTCAGCGCGAACGCCAGACCGTAGACGTCGTAGGTGTAGCGTTTGACGTAGAGCTCACCGCCCTCGTCGTACGTGACCGGTTGACCGTCGGGCAGCTTCGGAGCTGCGCCGAAACCGTAAAGCACCGGCTCCTCGTGGTAGGCGCGGGGGGTGCCGTTCTCTTCCTTGAACACCTGCTTGTATTCGTCGGCGCGCTGTTCGTACACACCGTCGAAAGCTTGGTTGAGGATCGGCTCGACGATGGAGCGGAACTGCTCCGAACGCATGATAGTACCTGCCATTTTTCAGTCCTCCTTAGATGGCGGCTTTGTCGGCAACGTACTGATGCTGCGCAATCTGCACCAGAAGTTCCGGGAACGGGTTGGTGGTGGCGTCGTGCGGCTCGCCGCCGACAAAACCCACCACGCGCAGCTGGGCCTGCGTGCCGGCGCCCACCGCAGCGGCAGCGACCGAGGCCGTCGAACGACCCGTGGCAGCATTGCCGGCGGTGTTGTTGGCCAGATCGACTTGGTCGCCGATCGCCGCCAGCGTGTAGCCGGAAGCATTGGCCGAGACGCCGACTCGGAAGACGTTCTGCTGGTCGTCATAGACTCGGGCACGGATGTTGGTGCAGCCGCTCAGGCCGGGCCAGTTCGGGCTGAAACGCGGCTTACCGGTCGGATCGACGTAGCTGCAGCCGGCGAAAACGCCGATGGCATCGGTCGAACCGTCGCCATTTTCGATGCCGCCGCCGGTCACCAGCTTGACCAGAGCGCCTTGGTAGATTGCGGTCGTGTAGCTCGAGGCGATCGAGTACTCGTTCGCACGGGACTGGCCCGACGGATGGTACGCCGGGATCAGGCCGTAGGTTTGGGCAGTAGTTGCCATGTCCTATTTCCTCAGATCAGAAAGTGGGTTTGCGGACGCGTCGGCCCAAGGTCTCGAAACCTTCGACTTGGCCCAACGGACGCCCGTTCGTGTCTTCCCCGGTGGGCTTCGCGTTGTCGAGAATCACCTCTTCCTCTTCCAGCGGGCGGTCGTGGTGTACGTACATCATGTACTCCTCGTACAACTCCTGCGGAAGTTTGAAAAGAAGCATCTCGTTGCATGCGATGCAACCTTCGTACTCGCCCTGGTCGACCTTGTATTGCATAAACCCGGGGATCTCGGCAGCGCGAACGGGCTCATAGCCACGCTGGATGCGCTTATGGATCGGGTCCGATGCATTGGTCGTGCTGAGCCAGCAAAAATGCCAACCGGGTCGCGCGGGGGGTGTGGGAAGCACTTCCTGAACCCACTCAGAACGCATCAGACGACGGCGTTCTTCCATGGTCAGGGCAGTACCGTCTTGTTCCACCCGCTGAACATCTGCTTCATCGCGATCTGCGCGCACGGCGGCACCCGACGACTTCTTCAGTCGCTCATCCCCGCCCATCATTTTGTTTTCGCTCATTCTGATCGCTCTCCATTAAGCCTTGTTCTGCTTGTCGTATTCGCGGAAGCGTTTCACGGCTTCGGCCCGTTGTTTCGGATCCTCCCAGATCCCAGCGTCCTTGAGGGCTTTCACCCGTTCCGCTGACAACCGGTAGGACTTATCCGAGGTGCGAGGCCCCGCATCGCGTCCCGAACCAGATACCGTAGATCGAGGCTTGGTACCACTGATTTTACCACTGTTCGCGCGATGTGGCAGGTATTTTTTCACTCGCGAGTCGAGTTCCTGCCAATACTGCGGGGTGGTCGGGTCCCAGCCTTCCTGAGCCAGCTGCTGATCCAGTGTCAAAGCGATGCGAGAGTCCTGGTCCTGGCCCGCCGGGTTGTACCACTTGTTGGACTCCATCCACTTCTGAGCCTGATTGACCAGTCGGGGGTCCAATGGCTGGGGCTGAGACTGACGCTGCCGATATGCCTGCTCATAACCCTGAAGCTGATTGAAGTGCTGCTGAGCCTGCAGCATCTTCTCGGTGGCGTCGGCCACCGCGGCGCCGTTGCCCGCTTCAGTGGCCACCCGGATCTGGTCTTTGAAGTAGTTGTACGCCTGTGCGGTCTGCTTCTTTGCCGTGTCCAGCTGAGCCAGCTCAGAGGAGGTGCCCCGACGCTCGATACCTTCAACCTTGGTCCTCAGCTCGTTGATGATAGAGTCACGGGCCTGCAGCTCACGGCGCAGAGTCTCCTCGCGTTCACGTTGAGCCTGCTTGCGATGCTGGCGTTCCTTCCGGCGACGTTCGCGAATCGCTTCGCGTTCATCATCGGTACCCCCGGTATCTTCGCCCGAGTCGTCGTCATCGCCCCCAGCGTCCTCGCTGGAGTCCTCGCCGGAGTCCTCGCGACCGTCCGCCCCCTCGTGATGTTCTTCCTCCTGGACGTCCAGAGAAGCCTCCCGATGTACTTCCTCGCCGGTTTCCAGATCCAGCTCGATGTCTTGATCAGCCATCTTCATTGCTCCTTAAAGAATTTCGTCAAGTTCTTCGAAAGCGCCCGGGTCGACACGGGCGATGATTTCGTGATCCGAAAACAGGCAGAACAGTGCGGTGTCCTCGGTACCGGGGATTTTGCGTTCAAAGCGGTCGCCACCATACTTGGGGATGCGCACCAGATGGCCCGGCTGTGCCCACACACCCTCGGGCCATAGCTGGCCGGTTTCGCGGTTGCGGAACGCGATCGGGCCAATCTGGACCACACGACCCAGCTGAGTAGTCACCTTGTTGAATTGTTTGGTGTCATCCACCAGGATGAGGCCGGAAGCGGTCTTCGAACGCACCGTGCGTAGTTGCACGAGCACCCGGGTCCCGAGCGGCATGACGCCGGGGTTGACGTCGGGAAATGCCTCTTGGAGGCTGGAAGCTGGAATCATTACGATTCTCCTAAAACTCCAGAAAAGGGCCGCCCGCATGAAGTGCTGGAGATCACTTCCTCACTGGCCGAGTGAGTGCGGGCGGTTTACTTGTCGTGCTCTTCAAGGGCGTTGCTTAGACAGTCCAGGGCCTCCTTCAGGCCATCCACCTGCCCCTGCAATCTACCCACCTCGTAAAGCTGCTCGAAGCGAGTCGCCGCCAACCCCCGCATCTTATCCTTGATCCGAGAGTGGATGTTTTGAATACACTGAGAGAGGACGGCGTCTTGAATCACTTCTTTTTCTTTTCCTTCTTCACTTTACCCCCGCAGGCGTAGCCATCGACGGGTTGGGTCTTCTGTTGCTCCTGGGGGATCTTCTTCCCCATCGCCATCTGCTTGTGCTGATTGATCATGATTTTACCCCTTATCGAGTGAGTTGTCACTAGCCAGTTTCGATTGAAGCACGCTCTCCACCAGAGCCCGGTCACCCTCCTGAGACTTGATGATCAGTTGAGTATCATTGTCATCCTTGTTCTTCAGCAATTCCGTCAGCTGCTTCTGGCGGTTATCAGCCTCATTCTTCATCAATTCAACTTGCTGCGCCAGGTGTTTCAACTGAAGCTCTTGTTGCGAGATAAACTGATCGAACTGAGCCTGTTGTTGCTTAAGCGACAGCAGGATTTGACTTTCCTGTTGACTGGCCACCTGCTGTGCCTGACGGAGTTGAATATCCGCCTGATCCGCCTGAGCCTTTCGCTGAGTGTCCATCTGAGCGATCTGAATGCTAGCCTGAACCTCCGGAGGCATCTGCGGGGGCGGCATGCGCTGCTGAAGCCCCTGTTGCATCTGTTGGATCTGCTGCATCAATGGACCGATTTCCGCCGCCCACTGAGGCCCGGCCAATTGCTGAGCTTGGGTCACCGCTTGGCTCGACGGGACTCCATTAAGGGATAGCTGCTCCACGGCCCGGGCCAGCTGCTGCGAATAGTAAAACAACAAATGCTCATTCGCATGTTGCAGAATGGCTTGCAATGGCTGAGGGGGGATCAGGGGATTGGCCAGAATCCAGGGGGCCGACAGGAAAGTCAGGTGATCCCTAGCGTGGGCCAGATGGTCTTGGTCAGCCCCCACCTTGATCGGCTGTCCCTCCTGAATGACGGAGAAGTTCTCCGACAGGGGGTCTGCGGTGATGGGGTCTTTGGGAGCTGGCAACAGCTCATCAATGGCCTCCACCCGCATCTGCTTCAGGGCTCGACGATAAACATTCAACTTGTTCCAGGGCACCGCCTGATCCTGGGACATCTGCACGATGGACTGAACCTGAGCAAACCTCTGAGCCTCGGAAAAGATGGTGGGGTCACTGACCGGTAGAACATCGAGAGACCCCTGAAAGTCCTCAGGGGTGACCAGCATCTCCCCCAAATCCTCCGCGACTTGGTCGGGGTTCAGAAAGTCCTCATTGATGCGGTGCAGGATCTCCAGAGTCTTTCGTTGACTTTCATGCAAGCGGGCATGAATCGCCGAATAGGTGGGAGCGCCTTGCTCGATGAGCGCCATCGTGGTGCCCACCGGAGTTCGGTCCCCCACGTTCTGCAACGCATCATTACTGGAGGAGACCACTCCCTTGGCCAGGCCGTAGATCTGCCCCATCAACTCCAGAAGCACCGGGCTCGGGGGGTTGAAAGGCATGGGCATGGCCAGCTTTCTGATATCATCGATACCCGCCGGACCCTCGATCTCAGTGACCTGAGTCACATTGACCTGAGTGTTCTGGCCTACCACTCGGCCCGACTTCAGCTTCAGCATTGAAGCCGCGTTGTTGATATGAGCGGAGTCCAGGAGAGCTCGAAGGCTGCCGGTGAGTGCCGCCGAAAGCCCTCCGATCAGGTGTGGAAGCCCGATGGCATAGGCCCCTCTCCAGGGGATGAACTTCCACTCAACGATCCAATCAAGCTTTCGAAACCGGGCGTCCGACTCTCTCCAGTTGCGATAAATGCTCAGGACCTTATGAGTATCCTCGTCGATTGTCAGGATGTAAGGGGCCGATTCCCCCCCAGAGAAGGTGTCTTCCTCAAACTCCCAATTGACCTGAATCTCCCACACCTCTCGGAGCCCATCCTCATTGTAGCCGTCCTCTTCCCGACCCTCGATCTTATCATTAGCTTGCTCAGAAGCTGACGACTCAGGAAGATTGTGGGAGTCCGGAATGAAGATGTCCCGGTAGAGCCCCGACTTCACTCGACTCCGGAACTCCGTTCGACTGATGAGCTGCCGATGGGTTAGCCGAGGAGTGGTGTAGAAGTCGGTGGCTGAGTAGGGGAGATAGATGTCATCAATCGGAATGAATTCAGTGCGAGGCCGCCCCAACCGCTCATCATACCAAAACTTCTGGTACTGGCTACCGCCCATGGGGAGCTGAGTCAGGAGTTGCTCCAACTCGGCTCGATACTCTCCAATCTGGGAAGTAAGTTGCCAGTTCATGAAGCGCTTCTTGCGCTCCGCGCGTTCCAGCTTCTGGGGTGTGGATTCCCCTATTACCGAAGTTTTGACCGGCCCCTGCGCCGGGAAGAGTTCCCGAATGGCACGACTTGAAAAATCCACGCAGGCTTCTGCCAACACAGGGTGAACCACGCGAGAGGCTCCATCAAATTCTGCCCCTCCCGGAGCATCATCACCCAGGCCCGTGCGACGAAGTCCTTCTTCATATTGCTCATCCCTTTTCTTGCGAGAGGTCTGGTCCCGAACCACGGACTCATGCAGCTCCTCGGCCACCTGAATCATAAGGGTTTCAGGAAGCTTTTCGGCCAGGTTCTCATAGAAGTCGGACCCGTCCACCTCCACACTCATCATATCCTCGATGATGACCGAGCCGTCCTCTTCCAGAATCAGATCATCCTCATCCATCATTTCTTTCCCTTCTTCTTAGCCCTACGTTGAACTTCCAAAGCGATGGCTACCGCTTGTTCTTGTGGCTTCCCAGCCCCCTTACTGGCAGATTTCTTGAGCGGCATGGTTATCTCCCCAGAAAAGCATCCAGATCGTCGAAATAGTCGGGCTGGGCCACAAGGCCTCCGTCCTTCCATTCGGGCCGGTCGTCCAAGGGCTGGTAGCCAATCGGCAACCCGTCGGCGGTTTTCGGCACATCTTTCAACTCGTCCGGTGTCACATAACGGTCTCCGACCTTGCGCAATCCGGTGTTCTTCAGGTCTTCTACCTGGCCCCAGGGGTTTCCCAATGGAGAGTTGCGAACAAAGTCCTGAACGAACGGAAGATACTCGTCCTTGGGGGCGAGATTTTGTTTGCCCTTGACTTGCTTGATACTCGGCTGAGCCCACCGAACCATTGTTTCGGGGTGCCTCTCCAGAGCATACTGGGTGAAGTCCCAGAGGTCCTCTCCCATACCCTCTTCCAGCATCTGTCTATCAAGGAGCTCATAGGCCCCAATGCCATTGATTCGATCAAACTCTCTTTCAAACCTAGAGTGGTCTCCCGATCGGTAGGCCTGGTCGACGAGGCTCTCAAAGTCAGGTTTGAGTCCAGGACCTACCTCCACCGTCACGTGCGGCTCGCCCTTGGCATCCCGCAAGCTGAAGATGCGAGATTTTCCTTCCAATACATCGGGGCAATAGCCGCCGACACAGTGGCCCATGGTGTCGCCTTCATACTTGAGTTGCTTTTCTAGTTCTTGTGCCCTCGGGTGGTCAAGAGTCATCTTTCCTTCCGGGGTGACGTAGATATCCTTTCCCTCTGGTCCCTTCTGCACAGACCAGCCCTCGGGGAGATCGTCGCTGGCTTTCAGTTCCATCCACCGCAACCCTTTCGGGTTGTTTTCGGCGTACTCGCGGACGATCAATCCTTTGTTGGCGAGCTCTGCATTGGCCGCCGCCTGCTGTGCCGCGCGCCATTTGTTGATGGCATCCACGTGGCGGACTGCTTTCTCCATTCCCATCTGCTGCATTTGCTCGGGGCGCAGGAGCAGGTTGCGTGGCAGACCAGACCCGGGATTCATGGCATTGCTGAGTTCGTCGACAAGGTGGTCGAGACCCAATCCGCGCTCAATATGGGAGGGAGTGGAGTATACTACCGACTCCGGGTCCAACTTTTGCATCCACGGATTCTCGGCTATCACCTTGGGGTCGTCTTGCAGGTATCTCGCGGGGCTAGCCCCTACGACTCGATCGGACAAGTTCTCCCATAGGGAGCCGCCGGGAGTGGTGCTCAACCCTTCCTCGGGAAACCCCGAGAGTCTCCTAGCCCCTTGAATCCCCCTGGATGGCACGCCAACTGTCTGTGGAATGCCCATGTGCAAAATGCCTTCGTCAGCCAGACGGCGCACGGGGTCTTCAGGCGTTGCCATATCCCGCTTGATGTACTTCGTAAGCGGACCTTCAATCCAGCGGTTGAGAGCGGTGGGGGCATCCCGTTGCTGCAGGCCGAGAACGAGTCGCTCGATCATATTGTTATCATAACCCTGCTGCCGAGCCATTTCAAGGGTCGTTCTTTGCAGATGCTGAAGGCGGGAGTCCTCTCGACGAAGCAAATTGCTGATGGAGCTTTCAACGTCGCCGGGAATCCAGTTCCCGCCACGCGGCTTGATCACACCAGCGAGCATAGCACCGAGCGCGCCTTTGGCCATGCTAGCGCCAGGAATGAGCATTTCGGCCATTCCAGCGAGCTCACCAGCTTCATACCCCTGCTGTGATCCCGGATACATGACAGAAGCCTGGCTCGGCGCGCCGGCGTATCCTCGCATCGCTTCCAGGGCTGATCGGCCTCTGGATGACTCAGCTTCCGAATTGATGAAATGGGCATTTTGCTTAGGAATGCGCGGAGCCATGAGTTAATCCCTCATCCACAGGGGAGAGAGCTCTACGGGGCGCCCTCCAAATTGAATTTCTCTCCTTAGCAACTCTAGTGGAGAGCTGGAAAGACGATCTTGGTAGATGCGCTCCATCTCTCCAGGATACCACTGAGAGGGTCTGAGATCATACCGATCGCCCTGAATCAGATTGATCGGAACCGGATCATTCCCATATAGGTCCAGGAGAGTCTGCATGCGATGGCGACCCTCGTATCCAGCCTCAAGAGCTTCGGGATACTCATCAATCCAGAGTACAGGGGCGTCCCTGAGCTTATCCTTCTGAATGGATGGGCGCAGACTTTCCAGAATGCGTTGGTCATGCGAGGTGCTCAGGGGCGGAGTGCGCTCCAGGAACTCCGAGGGTCGCATAAGGGTGGTGGCGAATGGTGCTCGAGTGGGGACCAGCCCTTCTGAGAACCCCCGCTGAGCCGCTGGAGATAACGAGGTAGAGCGGGCCACCAACGACGGGGAGTACCGCTCCAACGGGGTCTGCTCAGCTAAGAGCTCGGCTCGCTCCATCGCTCGATCCACCTCTTGTGGATCCAAGTTGAGCTTCTTGAGGGCTTTCAGAATAGCGGTGAGAGGTGAGGCCATGGAGAGTTATCCTTCAGCGCGGTGCCGCGCCGGTGATCGCATCGAGATATCCGTTCTTGACCTCAGGATCTCGCATTGGCGGGTATCGACGCGACATGTACCACAGCTTTTCTTTAGGCGATTGGAATATGCGCTGGCCCAATTCGGAATGAATCAGGCTCTGTCCAGCTGGCAAATAGCCTTCAGCCGCAACGAGTTCAGGGGCCAGCTCTTGGACCAACTCCCGCCCGGTGACACCCGCGGGGTATTTGGCTGGGTGCAGGGGCTTGACATAGTCCATCAGCTTGTTCAAGATGCCCTTCTCAGTTTCCTCTCGGCGGGTGATCTCTTCCAGAGGTAGGGCCCCCACGTTTGCGTGTTGCGCTTCGTGCGTAAGCACTTCGGGCAACACCCAATTCCAGGAACGGTTCGGGACCTGGATTCCCTCAAGGAAGTTGTGGATGCCCCCGACAGACGAGCCATATTTCCACTCTTCCTTAGGCACGATCTTGTGCGGTGGCATGATCAAGTACCGCTCGGGGCGGGACTCGTAATTGGTAGCACCGCGATGAGGGAGGTATTCCCGCTCCTCCTCAAACCTGTCCAGAGCATAGTCCACATCTTCAGGAGAGAACCCGAAAGACTTGAGTCGCTCAACCAGGCCACCATCGGCATACTTGCTCCGGGGCATCTCCATAGAGCGTTTGTAGATCAGGTCCTGTGGATCGGGAGTCTCAGGGTACGTGAAGAAAGGAACCCTATCGGTGCCGCCTGGATTGTAGAGTCCCACGGGCATCTCAATATCCGGCTCCCCAGCATCATGCGTGCGACGCTTCAGGATCTGAGAGACTGCATCATCATACCACTTGGCTACCTTAGCCAGCGGAGCCCCCTCAGCATCTGGCGAGTGAGCGAGTGCAGAAGCGGCCAGAGAGGCCAAGCGTGCCGGTTTTGAGAGGGGAGAGAAAGCCACCTCCATAGCCAGCTCTGATGGTGTCTGAGGAACCAGAGCTGAGATGACTTCCCGAAAGTCGGCCGCGTGGGGCTCATTAAGAAAGCTGGGAAGCTCTTCTCGAATGATCTGAAGTGGTGATAAGGGCGGTGTGTGAGCGGGAGCGGGAGCGGGCACGGGAAGGCTCCTAAGGAGGTTATTCTATTATAACCCCAGTGGGGAGCCTTGTCCAGTGGAGACTAGCGGCGCTAGCGTGCGTAGGGGTTTCCGGCCTTACGCTCGGGTATGTAGTCATCATCTTCCTCTTCAGGAGCGTCGATGACCAGCCAACCTTGATCCTTCAGGTACTGCAGAGCTTGGCTGAAGGTGTCCACAAGGTCATCATGCTCAACCAGCGGGAACGAGCACACCTGGTCGATGACTACGTCAGCCCAATCGGTCGGCTTGCCCTTCGTGTGACGGGACTCAGGTATGAAGACCACCCCCTGACACGGCAGGTTCGAGACTGCGTGCAGGCGCTGCACTTTGTCCGCTCTGCCCGGGTTATAGGGTCTGACCGGAACGGCCAGGGCGAGGTCTTGCCTCAAGGAGATGCCCGACCCTTTATCTTCGATCAGAACGACGTCCGCACGACGCTCATCACCTTTGGGCCCATAGTAGGAGTCTCGGTACTCTTTCTGAACCTTCTCACGCAGGTTGGGGTAGGACAGGTGATCCGACCAACCGTCCAGGAGAAGAACGGCGTATTGAATGTGATTGGGGATGCTGTAAAGGAGTCGGATAGACATGGGGATGAGAAAGACACCCCAGGTGGTACAGGCGGAGGGGTCTGGGTCTTTGGTTTTGCGGTCCTGGGTCTTTTCCGTGAAAGCTGTATCGTAGCTCTGAAGGATGATCTCGAATTTGGGCAGTGGAGTGGATGCCGGGAAGAGTTTGAACCAGTTCGGGCGAACGATGCCGCTCTCTCGTGGATCGATGATCTTCGCATGTAGCTCCTGGTCGCCTAGGCGCGTGCCCTCATACTGAGCCACCTGGGTGAAGAACGTCTTGGCGAGGTTCGCCTGGTTCTCATACGTCGAGCCCGTGGTCAGGACGACCTTCTCCGGCTCCTTCTGCGCTCGGATGATGAGAGAGCGAATCAGAGGGATGGGCTTAGGTGTAGTGGAGATGAAGACCTGAGGATGGGTGCCCAGGCGGAGGCCGAACATGGCCATGTCCCACGTCTCTTGCGGATACTGCCAACCGGCCATCTCATCCATCCAGATGGCATCGTGCTGTGGGCCCCGAAGTCGTTCCGGCTCCTCAGCTGAGAACAGGGTGGCTATGGCCCCGTTCGGGAACGTCAAGCGCCGTTTCGAGGGCTCATACAGTGGCCGTTCACGGGGGTGAGCAACGGTAAGGATACCGCTCTCGCCTTCCGTGGCGACGTCTCTCGTGTCGGCTGAGGTGGGGGCGATGATCCCGATGCGCCGGTAGCCGTTCCGAACCCAGCGCAGGACTTGCTCTGCACCCGTGCGAGTCTTACCCCAACCCCGGCCGGCGAGTGCAAGCCAATACTCCCAGTGGGGATTAGGTGTGTTAGGTGTTAGGTGGTTAGAGGAGCGTGGATCGTCTGGAGGCAGCTGAGTCGCGCGCGCCCAGATGGACCAGTCATGTAGAAGGGCTCTGAGCTCCGCTGGGGAGAGCGAGTGGAGGTCTTCTGGATCAACTGGCTTCACGGGTGTCGCGGCTTCGGTTGATCAGCTTCAGAAGCTTCTGTCGGGTGGCCTCGATATCGACGTCCTCTTCCTCTTGTGTGGATTGGAGGGAGTCGGTCCAGCGGGCTCTCATCTTCATCCACGCGAGAGTCATCTGGGGATGCTCTTTTGAGGTAGCCATGTCGAAGAAGGCTTGAGCAACTCTCAGGTTAGCCTCTTCCTCTCCCATGCGCAAAGAACGAGCGTAGTGCTGCTCGAGTTCAGGGATGGTGAGAGAGAGGTGATGAGCGATGTACTCTCTTGTGGCGCCCATGCCCGTAAGCACTTCTACTTGAGAAGCATCTCTTTTGTTAGGATGGAGAGGTGTGGGCTTGGTCATGATAGTGGGATTATAACCTTGGTTCGGGGAGAAGTAAACCCTTTTCGGTCTTCCTCTAGAGAGTTGCTTTAAAAACCTCTTGAGTGGGGAGTTAGTTGGCAGGCTCTAATAATCTAAGGCTTGGGGGGCTCCCCACCCCATTGTCCTATGCAAATCGGGTAGCCTCTCTATCATGGATGGGTACCCCGAATCGATACCCCGAACCGATATCACGAATCGATACCCCGAATGGATACCCCCATGGGATACGCGGGACCAGGGCTCGTACCATTTACTTCTCTCTCACCCTGTGGTATACGCGCGTGCGCGTCCATATAAACACTGCCCGCCAGGTCTGTTACAATTTCCTGAGCTAAACCCATTTACTGGCCGCGCTGTGGGTATATAATGAACCCATCAACCCACTAAACACCCGGAGCAAAAAAATGGAACTAACCATCTGGCTGACCCCCGAGGATCTTCAGGCGGGAGAAGACCCCGAGATTTTTCAGGGTGGATCCCTGGATGAATTGAAGCAGGACCTCCTGGAGGAGTGGCTGGACGAAGTTATCGAGGAGGGCGACGAAATCCATCAAGACATCCTCCTCGCCACCGACCTGGCCTCCCTCATCGACACCCTGACCTTCCACGGCTTCTATACCGCCCACTGACTGGAGACTGACATGAAACCCTGCCCGAACCTGCACACTGCCACCCTCGCCGAACTGGTTGCCTGGTATAACGAGCACAGTGGCAAGGACCCCATCAAGGCCTTCCGCAACCGTGGCCAAGCCCAGGAACGTTGCATGGCCATCCTGGGCGAACAGGAAACCCCTGAAGAACGCGACGAGGCCCACGCCGACCTCTCCGCCGCCAGCCAACTCGAGGCCGCGAATAAACCCGCCGCCAAGGCTGACCCCGACTCGAACCTGGTCCACCTGAAACAGCTCTGCTTCGACCTGGACCTGGAACCCCGTATCGCCCGCCGCCGGCTCCGCAAAGCCCTGGGCAACGTCGGTACCGGCCAACGCTGGGCCTGGGAACCTGACAGCCCCGAACTGGCCCGGGTCCGCACTGTCCTGGCCGGGACCCTGCCCTCCGAGGATCCAGAGGCCCTGTCCGCCGAGGATTCGGAAGCCCTGGCCGAGGAATAAACCCATCCACTCTGGGGCGAATCCTGGTATAATGGATTCGTCCCCCTCACCCCCACTACTGGAGCACACCATGGCCCACACTATCACTGTCACCGACAGCACTCCTGATGCCGTCACCCGGACCTATACCGCCCCCACACTGCCGGGACTGATTCGCGAGGTCCTGATGTGCGAGTTCGATATTGCCCCGATCGACCTGGACCTGGCCCCTGAGGAGTTCCCCTACGAGATCTTGAACTGCTGGAGAACCCCCACGCTGGCCGGCCTTGAATCCGCCCTGTCGCCCTTCGCCACCTGCACCCAGGAGTAATATCATGAACATCCACACCACCCTCGACCTGATTGAATCCGCCATGAAGGCCATCCAACAGGGCTGCGAACTGATCCCTGCCCATAAGCTCGGCCTGGACCGCCGCTGTGGGTTCCTATATGTCGGCGAGGACTTCGTGGCCTCAACCAGCCCCAAGGAACTCGACTACTACGGAGGGTTCGAGTATATCGACTCCGAATATACCCTCACCCTGGGCATCTGGAAACTCTACCTCAAGGGCGACCGTCGAATCGACAACCTGCCCTGCTGGGATGAGAAGGAAGCGTGATCATGATCACCATCGCTATAATCCTGGCCATCATCATGGTCCTGGGGTATATCCTCGGCAGTATCTCCGAGTGCCTCGGCCGGCGTCCCACCTACCGCGACGTGGAGTCCTGGGGATGGGGCGAGCATGGCAAGGACTGGGAGTACGACCGCAATAACCGCCCCCGTCGAATCAACCGTTGGACCGGCGATGGCCGTTCTTAATATAGGAGATCAATCCCTTGGACACCCCTAGCTCCTCTGATATCACCTTTAGAGTACGGGTGTCCCCCTTGATGGCCTCTACCTGTTCAGGGGTTAATTTAGTGGAAGCGTTACCAGTCCCTTTGGCTTGGCGTCCCTTATTAACCATGTCATTCATATTCTCTTGTCGAGTTCCCGACCTCAGGTGCAGGGGATTAACACATAGGGGATTGTCACATGAATGCAGCACATGGTGCCCCGAGGGTATAGGGCCTCGGACTAAGAGGTGTGATGTGCGGCTAGCCGAAGAGGATAACCCCAGCCGGCGTCCCGCTGGAAAAGCCGCACGTCCGTTACTAAACATCGAGGCCTTCCATTCCCAACACTCATCCAAGCCCCGAATGGCCACCTTACTCCAGAATATATACATGAACTCGCCCCTAAAGATATCATCTTACCACTATTTATCGTTAAGGTCCATGGAGGGCCGACTGGCCGGCGCCGCTGCTCATATCCCCATGGGACGCCCCCTGACTCACCGCTCTGGAGCCTTGCTCAATGGCTAAGCTCCTCGTCCTCACTCCGAACCGGACCTATGCCACTCCAGAGAACGCCCAGAAGGCGGTCGAGAAGAGGTTCCCAGAGTCCAACAACGACGGCCTGCGCTATATCATCATGCCCACCCCTGACGGCCGATTCTATCCCGTGTTCATAGGTACCTCAGCGGTCCACGCTGGAGTCCACTTCCACTTCCATGTGGTGAACTGAGCCCCCTCCCTCACCCCACTAATGGCCCCGCGTAGGGGCCTTGTCGCGCGCACCCTAGTAACCCCACCGAGCGCTGAAAACGCGGACCCCTTGGGCCCTCTCGTAACGCCCCAGACCCAATATAACCCCGCGTAAAATCCCCCGCGGCCCCCCTGCCCGAACCCCTCGTCACTTATAAACATATTTTATTTAGGACATGGGGATTTGCCTTTTTTACTGAGTTGGGACTCCCCTTTTCACTAATCCAATTTTGTTATATAAATCAGTTATTTATATTATTTCTAGAAGAAAAATAGATAAAATATAATATCAAATTATGGTCCAAAAAAGGACGGGTCAAAAATAGCCCTGGAAAAATTTGCGCGTAACTGGGAAAAATAGTTTCTTCCGCCTCCCCGCCTATTTTTACTCATTTTCCCCTTATAAATCAGTCAGTTAAATTCAATTTTATCCCGAGATGATATTTCGACTTTGGAATTTCGTCTCCCCAAAAACCCCTATTCTTGACTAATCTTCACGCAATTTATGAGGACATGCTAAAAAATCAGTATATAAAAAAAATAGGGCCCTAAGGCCCCATCCCCTCATCCCTCATCCCTCATCCCATAAACAGTCGCATACTCTCCGCGACCCGGCAGAACCTAATCCTCGCCCGCTTCTTACCCCCACTCACCTTCACTCGAGTCCTGACAGCCCAGGGGAACATCCGCACCACCTGCTTATAGAACACGATCTGGGTCTCGCACCCCCACTTACCACCATGCCCGTGGTGCCAGGCCACATACTTCTCGTAGAACACATCCTCCCAGAATTCCTCGCCCTCCTGAATATCCATCTCACGAAGGTATTGTACCCAGCGCTCCACACCTCGATCCTGCTGCTCACGGGCCGCATCGGTCATGGGCGGTCGGTTGCCTCGCCACCCTTCCAGATCCCAGCGCTTCAGGTCACAGAGCATGCGCCCCAGACCCCCGCCCTCAACGCTCATCACCGAGTACATGCGATCCCAGAAGTCCAGGTCCCCACCTGCGGCCCGACCCACTCGCAAAACCAAGAATCGACGCTCATGGCGGCCGACAGGCACCACCCAATCATTGTTGGAGCAGATCCCCACGCCCAGGCAGTTATCGACGTCGAAGATCGCTCCCCCCTTGATTTCGATGGTTCGCTTATCCTCAGAGATCAAGACTTTCAGAACCCCTTCCGATTCCTTACTACCCCCCCACACGGCCTCGTCGGCCAGGACCAGAACCTTGTCCATCAAGTGCTGGTTGAACTTGCCCAGCAGCTGTGAGGTCTGGGTCACCGACATGTAGTGCCGGCCGAACAGGCGACCCAATATCTTGAACACGGACGATTTGCCATCTCCGCGCTCACCGATCAACACCACCGCCGATTGCGGAACTTCCCATGGCCTCTGGACACGATGCGCCATCCACCCGAGCAGCCACTTGAACACCTCCAGATCACCCCCACAGACGTTGTCCCGCAGGTGGTCGTGGTATATCTCCCAGCCGACCCCGAATGCCCCACCCTCTTCCTCCGCCACGGCGAAGCCCTTCCAGAGGTTGTACTCACCGTCTCCTGCCGGAAGTCCAGGACGGAACACCACGCCGCGACGGTACTCACGACGGTCTGGGTGGCCCAGCCAATACTTATCAGCCGTTACCTCCCGACCCCCTGACATCACTCGGCGGTTTGCGTGCAGCAGAGCTAAGGCTCGCTGGTCCATGAAGGATACGCTTTCACCCTCGCGCTCCTCGTGCAGAATGGCCACCCCACCACCGATCAGCTTGCAGACGGCGTACTCATTGTTCATCTCCTCGACGACAGAAGCGGCCCCCAGCTCGAGCCATTCCACCACTCGCTCGAACCCTGCCGTCCCGATTCCGCCTCCAGAGCACAGCTCACGAAGGCGAGGCAGGCCAGGCACTCGACCGCCGCTCACCAGCTCGCTCCGCAGGCGCTCGGCCTTCAGCCGCTTGACGCCCTCCTCATCGCCGGCCTCCACCAGTATGGGCTCCAGGAACGAGTCGGCGTCCTCATCGGACCAGCCGCTTCGGATCATCGCACCCAGGAGGCAGAGGGCCAGCTCATCGCGTCCACCGGCCGCCCAGTCCCTCAGTAGTAACGAGGCTGCGGCCAGTTGACCTACCAGGTCACCCAGGTCACCGGCATCGATCTCGGCGATCTCGTCCTCACTCATCCACTCGACTTCTTCCCCTGTATCCGGGTGATGGGACCCCGGACCCATGGTCTGTCCAGAATACCGGATCTCGAGCATGACGGACTTCTCATCCCGCTTGTCCCACTGGAACCGGCGGCTGCTGAACCCTTTGGCCCCGCCCATCACTCGGAAGAGGTAATGGGTGCACACGCCGCCCCGCCCAAAACGAGCGGTAGGGGGAAGATAGTACTTTGCCAGCAGTTTTGCTTCTCGAGAGTCCAGGTCGATGTCGCAGAGGTTACCATGCGAGGGCCCCAGGCGAATCCCATAATTCACCTTCTCGATGCCACCACTCCACTCCCAGACTCGCTCCTGGGCTTCCTCATCGGTTACCTTCTGCCACTGACCGTAGCCGGGGTTCTTGCCATCGAACAGGGGTATCACACTCTTCACTCCCCTACCATACAGAGCCTCAATCTGGGGCAATGTTTTACGCAGCCGCTTTGCGACCATGCTCCCTCCGGCTCGCTACGCATTCAAGTTTCTCCAGGTCAGAGTCGCTCAGGACGACACCCCAACCAACCTTACGGCCCAACCCGTGACGTCGCACCTGCTTGTGAGCCCAGTGATAGCTCACTCCCAGGCGCTCCGCCGCTTGCCCGATACTATGCATTTGCATTTGCATGTTACACCTCGATTACGGCGAATTCGTATTATACCCCGCCAAGATATTAAAAGTAAAACTTTGACCGGACCTGGTATATAATAGAAGTTCCACCATCACCACACTTCACGCTCACTATGCCTCTTATCATCGTTGAGGGCCCGGACAACTCGGGCAAGTCTACGCTCATTCAAGCTCTGGCCACCCAGCTCAGGCTTCCCATGGCCCGAACCTATCGCATGCCTCAGACTGAGGAGGACATTCAGCACTGGCACAACTGGGCGAATGCGGCCCCGTACCCTCTGATCCTGGACCGCCACTCAGCGATCTCGGACCTGATCTACTCCCCACTCGTACGCAACACCTCGGGGGCCTCCTCCCTCCGCTTAGCCAGCGCATGCCGCAATGGACACTACCTGATCTACTGCCGGCCTCACTGGGACACCATCGCCGCCTCTTTCCATGAACGGGAGCAGCTGGACGGCACTCACGAAAAGCTCACTGACCTCATCAGGGCATACGATAACCTGATGGACGAGCTGGACCCCAACTTCATCTACAATTGGGAAAACGAGCGAGCCTTGCCGGTTCTCATCACCAACCTGACGTACGCACTGGAGCGCATGAAATGATTGAGCAACTCTATCGCATCTTCGAGCATCAACGGGACCTGATGGATCGAATCGCTCCGAAAGAGCTGGAGAACGGATACCTGGCCCCCACTCCACCCCTGGACCTGGGGCTTCGGGAGCATCAGCAGCACTTCAGAATGATGGCCTGGTTCTTCACCGAGGAAGTGGTGGAGTCCCTCCTGGCTTCAGACGAGGAGCATGCGGAAGAGCTGTCGGACGTCCTGCACTTTCTGACCGAGCTTTGCATCCTAACTGATGTGTCCCCAGAATCAGTGGCCGCAGTTCTTGTCTCGACTGATTCCCGGCCGGACATTCTGGATGTACTTATTCAAGTGGGCAAAGCGGCCAACCGCATGAAGGCCAAACCTTGGAAATCCAACCCACAGCCCACGGATGAGGAAGCGGTACAACGAAGCCTCCGGACGGCTCTGGCTTACATGTGGAAGTACATTCAAATCGAGGGGCATGACCCCCATGAGATCTACTTCCACAAGAACGAAATCAACAAGAAGAGAATTGAAACGGGGTATTGAGCCAACTCGAGGGGGTTTCAAGTAGAAATTAGTGGACTAACGCATTCAAGTAGGGTATGATGGGTTATAGGAGGAACGCCATGAATACCTGTATTGAATGTGGAGCTTTAGCTAGCCGGAAGTTCTGCTCACCCTCTTGCTCCAACAAATACCATGGAAGGAAACGGTATGAGGAGAATCAGTTATCAGGGCAACATAGGTGTTGCTCTAGATGCGGGGAAACCCTCCCCATAGCCAGATTCTCTTATCAAGTTAGAGGAAATCCCTCGTCGGGTCGAAGGGATTATTGTAAGTCTTGTGGGCGTGGAGAAATAGTTAGAGCCCGAAGGGATCGTAACTGGACCCATAAAGCCGCCTCCGTCCTCTACCGTAACTCCCGGCAACGGGCTAAACGCTCCGGACTGGAGCATACCCTCATGCTGTCGGATATTCATATCCCTGATACCTGCCCGGTATTGGGGATTCCTTTGTTCCGGGAGGGAAAAGACACCTGGATGAACGCTCCTTCATTGGACCGGATAGACAACGAGAAGGGATACACTAAAGAGAATGTAATAGTGGTGAGTAGAAGGGCCAATATCCTGAAAAAAGATGCTAAAATAAACGAACTGGTCCTGATGGCCAAATTCTACTCCCAGTACCTGGAGTCTTAAGTGAATATCTTCGTTCTCTCATTGGATCCCCATAAAGCCGCACAATATATGTGTGACAAACACGTGGTGAAACTCTTGTTAGAGTCCGCTCAGATCCTGTCCACGGTGTCCCAGGGCCCATACAAGCCCACGCATCAGAATCACCCGTGCACCCTCTGGACAGCTCAGGGACGGGACAACTACCACTGGCTGGTTGAGCACGCCCTGGAGCTATGCCGGGAGTACACTCAGCGCTACGGACGCACTCACAAGTGCGAGTCCGTTATTCTCCAGCTCGCCTCTCCTCCGCTCCACATACCCCGTGGAGGCACCCCATTCGTTCAGTGTATGCCTGACGAGTTCCGTCATCCGACGGATCCGGTAGCCGCTTATCGCGCCTACTACCATTCAAAAACCTTTGCCGCCTGGAACCGGGGACGACCCGCGCCCAGCTGGTGGGAGCCCAACCATGAATAAGCCCACTCAGCAAGAACTCGAGCAGCTGGATCGCCTAGCTCGCAAGCACCACGAGCAACTCCACTTTCTGAGGCATTCGCCCAGAGATCAGAGGAACCTGGCATTTGAGGAGAACTCTCCCCTGGCCACTCCACCGGGGGAAGCCCTTCTTGGGACCATCATATTCTTCCTGTTCGTCGCGGTCCTGGCCCTCGCCCCATGGTGGATGGTGATCTAAAATGGACGCCCCCACTGTCTTAGCGCATTATTATGCGATCCCCACGCTGATCGAGGAAGTGAGGCTGAGGAACGGATCTTTCCACGCCTGGGATCGAGCTCGGGCGCTTACTTACAAATACCAAGAATGGGAGTTAACTATGAAGCGGGGTATCCTACACCGATCTAAGCTGGAGGAGTTCAAGGAGTGGCTTACCGCTCAGAACATCCCCACGCGCCCCGGAAAGGGTCAATGGCAGCTGTTCCAGATCTCCACTCCAGAGCATGGGTGGCAGGTAGTGTTCGATAACAACAACCCGGAACACCTGTCTATGAATGAGAAGCTCGTTCCGATCGTGGAAGCATTTATTGCAACTCGCGCTGATCCCATAATCGAGTACGCGACTGGACGACTACCCAGCCGAGTGGGCGTATATGCCTGCAGAGTCCCCGATCTTGACGCTCCCCACCTCCTCCGAGACCTGTTTCTGTTGTATATGGAGGGGCAATGGAGCTATCCGGGGTCAGGAGAGGGGTACCGAGGTGAAGTTAAGGGGTGGGTCGGTCCCCTGCAACGAAGAGTGTAATTAAGGAGAGCTGAAATGAAACTCAACATCACCACAGAACCCCTAAGCGGGGAAGAAACAGACATCATCCTGGGAGCCTACGACACCGCTAAGGCGGCCCATGATGCCGTGAGGGGGGACAATTGGGAGAACGCCCGGGCGGAATTTCGAGACTTATGTTTGGCGTTAGCTGAGTGGGCGGCACCTGAGGCCACCCGGGGCTACGAGCTCATGCGGGGGGCGAATGATGTGCTCATGGCCAGGCAGCGAAGGCTGGTCGACACGCTTACCCGCCTGTTGACTGATCCCAACGACACCCGCACCCGGGCTGAGGCTCAGGTCATGGTCGATTGGATGAAGCGGCAGGAGACCAAAGGAGTGTCGAAGTGAGCGATGGAATGACGACGAAATTCACGCCAGGGGCTTGGGCTGATCGGGGAACAGGATGGGTTGGCACTACACATCAGTTGATCGCCTGCGTTTATCCGATGGAAGAGAAAATGCCGGAAGAACATGTGGCGAACGTCCGCCTGATCGCCGCTGCGCCTGATCTGCTTGAAGCACTGCAAGAGCTTTGCGAGATTGTCGAAGACGCAATTGAACAGAAAAGCGCAAAGGATCTAGATAGCTTCACGCTCCAGCCTGCCCGCGCAGCAATCGCCCGCGCCACCGGAGAGCAACCATGACCCCCAGCGAAGTAGCAGCCATCCTGCGCCAGTTCAACGAGTGGCGCCGTGGCAACGAAGACATTCCGCAGCCCGATCCGCGCGAGATTGGTGCTGCGATTGACGCGGCAGTGGAGATGATCGAGCGAACCTCAAAAACGGAACTTGAAATCCGCGACAGAAACGACCTTATCGTAAGGCTGCAAAACGAACTGCGCGGATACAGAGAGCGCGAAAAAACTATGGGGTGGCAAGAATGATCGACACGAAAGAACTGCGCCGACTGGCGCAAGCAGCGACACCCCACGTAGGGCACGCTTGCAAGTATCAAGACGCCCATTGTTTGCGCGAGGGTCACGTAGATTTTGAGAACGCCGACCTGTTCATCGCAAGCGAGCGCCCGCAAGAAGACGCGGCGTTCTACGCCGCCGCCAACCCCGCAACAGTCTCCGAACTTCTCGACCGCATCGAGACGGCGGAGAAAGAGCTCGACACCCTTCGCGCCAAGGTCGAGGCGATGGAGAAGCAGGAGCCGGTTGCCCGGTTTAACTGGAGCAAAGGAAAGATAGAGTGGCTGCGCCCTTGGGATTACAGCACAATGAATATGAAACCTTTATACCTCGCCCCCGGCGCACAGCCCGCGCCGAGCGTGTCGGATCTGCTTGAGTCTCTGCGCTGCGCCTGCAATTACATCGACAAGCTAGGCGGTGTCAGCCAACAGTATCGCGCAATGCTTGCATCACCGGAGGCCAAGCCATGACCCGATCCGCAGCCATCGCGGCAGCTTACATGCTTGCCGTCAGCCAGGGAGGCGCCATGCTGCGCGACGACAAAGCGTTCGGGCCTGCTGACTATCTTCCACCCCGCCACGCATCGCACGACGCCGAGCGCATCGCCAAGGCCGAGGCCAAGAGAGCGCGGAAGGCGGCGAAGCGGGCGAAGCAACTGGAGGCCAAGCCATGACAGATGAACAGCAGCAAGAATTTGAAGCCATCACCCGCCCAGTGATTGAGTGGCTGAACGCGAACTGCCACCCCCACGTCATGGTGGTGATTGAGCCTACCGGCGCAATGCTCAGCGAGGGAATCATTGCATACACCACACACGACTACCTGCGCGATTGAATCGGAGGCCAAGCTATGATCTATATCTGTTACTGGCCGGACGGGACGTGGTGCTATCGGCACGAGTTGGAGCAGATGGGCCACATGAGCGACGATTTTGCTCGGGCAGAACTGCCGGAAAACCTCATCGAAGACGAAATCCACGAGTTTGTGCAAAGGGAAGTCAAATGAACCAAGAACAGCTGGAAGCCATTGGTGAGACCGTTGGGTTCCGAGTGGGTGGCCTGATTGAGAAGGAGGGTGATCTGGGACGCCTGGCCCTTTGCGTGGCTAATGCCTACAGGTCCTTGGGGGTCCTGGCTCACAACTCCTCTTTGCCCACGGAGGTTGTTACCGCATTGGGGGACGTAATCATCGAATCTCTGATCTTCGCAATTGGGTCTGAGCCTAGCCCCCGATTCCCGGCCGTATATGAGCAAGCCACCCGAATCCTGGAGGACGCGGAGACCGCAGCTAAGTCCAGTAGGGGCTTGGATCAAGCTGTCCGGGACATTCTGTCAAAGGCCAAATGATGGCACGCCCCATGACCCACAAATGGGGTCCTAAGGTGCACCCCATGCTTAACCCCGCGCTCATGTCCGAGAAAAGTCTGAGTAAGATACTGACTCCCCTTCATGTAAGTGTGGAGCTGCTCCCCTTGGGACTCTTCAATAAGGACCATGCAGAATCCGTCCTTAAGGTGATCAACCTAGTCTCAGCGGATAGTGCCAGTAGAGGCAATGGGATGTGGCAAGTCGCCGATGAGGTGGGTATGATCATTCTATCCATGAAACGTCGGGTAGACGAGGGCAAGGCCTGGAACTGTACTGTAGATGAGCGACAGCGACTTATCCATGGAATTGTGAAGATGGATCGATACATGCGGACCTGGACGAACAAGCGCTTTACTGTAGCGGCGATCACGGTAGATCGTACCAATTCCGAA